TTCCTTCACCTGAAGGTAATACAGATCTATTAGAACTAAAATCTTCACCATTAATCATACCAGAAGATGCTCAAGGTTGGATCGCAGCTAAAGTAATATAGGGGGTAACAATGAAAAAATGTAAAGTAAAATTAACAGCCATTGAATACAAAGGGAAGATATATAAGCCAGGAAAGATTATACAACTAGATGATAAAGATGCAGATGATCTTATTAAATCTGATTTTGTAATGGAAATAAGATCAAACTTCCAAGAAGAGAAAACTCCTGAAGAGTTAGCACATGAAAAAAGAACAAAAGAACTGGATGAATTAACTATTCCTGAATTAAAAGAAATGGCAGTGGATATGGAACTTCAACTAGAGGTCACTAAAAAAGCCGATATCATAGAAGCTATCATAGAAGCTGAAGATGAACTTTAAGGACATGATGGATGAAGACCTAGATCTTCTGTTTGATCCTAATGAAATAGGCGATAAAGTTATCTTTGAAGGTAAAGAAATCGTAGTAGTTAAATCTTCAGAAAGTTTCAAGAAAAAGTACAAAGGAAAAGCAGAACAGATGGGAGTCTACACAAATGGAATTTGTGTTTCTATTAAGAAAATAGATTTCCCATCATATTTAGCGCCAAATGACAGAGTAGAACTAGATGGTGAATCTTATGAAATTATTGATATAGAAGATCATGGTAATACTTATCGGATAGATATAGCTACTAATTATAGATAATCAATTTCGCGAGTCCCGAAATCATTTCGGGACTCACGAAATACCCAAGGTGAAATCTTATGATTGAGATAGACAGTAAATTAATGGATAAAATCCAAAAAGAACTAGAAGGAATAACAGATGGTATTGAAAGTGTAGTTTCAGGGGCTGCTAATAAGGCAGCACTGGAAGCTAAAAAAGATATTGTTAGTCGTATTATAGATGAATTCTATATTGATAAGCAACCTATAAATGCCAGTATAACAATAAAAAGAGCTAATAAAAGTAATACAGTAGCTCAAGTAAAAAATAATAGAAAAAAAGATTCCTTTACTCTTAAAAGATTTAAAGTAGATATTCCAAGTAATGGTCCTATCAAGGTAGCTCAAAGTAGGAGTGGTGGGATAAAAGAACTAAAAAGAGGATTTGTAATGTCTCCTAAAAATCAACCTGGAAATGTTCAGGTATTTAGAAGAGATAAGGAAGACAGAAAACAGATTGAGATACAAAGAGGATATTCCACAGGTGGGATGTTAGAAACAAATAATGTTATTGAATTTATTGAGGATCTGATTAAAGAAAAACTAGAAAAGAACTTAGGAACACAAGTAGATAAATTCTTTGAAAAATAAAATATTAGGAGGACAAAAATGATAATTAATGGGAAAAAGTTTAGCGCGGTAATGGTGATAATAGTTATAGGGATATTAATGACATTCAAATCATGTCATAAAATATCAGCAGGATATGTAGGAGTTGTATACAGTCCTAATGGAGGAGTTCAAGAAAAAGTTTTAACTCAAGGGTACAACCTTATCAATCCTTTTAAAAATGTAACAGAATACACCGTTGGAACTGAACAGGCATATCTATCTGCAGACGAAAGAGAAGGATCAGAAGATAACGACTCTTTCATCGTTCCTACTTCAGATGGGAAAATGGTCAATGTGGATTTAGAGTATTCATATAGATATGATGAAAATAAGGTAGCTAAAATCTTTACTCGATTTAAAGGTAAAAGTGGTGAAGTTATTCAAAATACATACACCAGAGTAAAGATAAAAGCGTATGTTTCTGAAGTAACTTCTAAATTTAGTGTTCTAGATATATATGGATCTAGACGAGCGGATTTAAACTTAAAAACTTATCAACATATTAAAGAAAAGTTTGCTAAAGATGGAATAATCATTGAGTCTGTTAACTTTTCAAGAATAGGATTAGATAAAGCCACTGCTACTGTTATACAACAAAGAGTAAATACTCAACAAGAATTAGAAAGACAAAAAATAGAAAAACAAAAAGCTCAAATTGAAGCAGAAAGAAATGCTATCCAGGAACAGGGAAAAGCTAATGTTAAAAAGATTCAGGCAGAAGCAGAAGCGGAAAGAATATTAACTGTAGCAAAAGCCCAGGCTAAAGCTAATGACCTAAAGAAAAAATCTTTATCTACTGAGTTAATCAAATATGAGCAAATTTTAAGATGGGATGGCCAATTACCAAAAGTAACTTCTGGAGGATCGCCACTAATAGATCTTAGAGACTAAGGAGGCATTATGTCTGTTAAAAACATAAAAAAAATGATAGGGATCTCAAATACTGTTAAAGATATTTCAAATGTAGTTAAAGAAGTCCCACCAATAAATGCCAATAAAAAGGAGTAGCCTATGTCAGTAAGAAATCTAGAGCAAGAGATAAAAAGAAGAATAACTGAAGCTGTAAAAGGGATTCAGTTAATAAATAGTAAAGGTGAATTTGTTTTACCACTTGTTGAAACAGGAGTTCTACCTAAATCAGCAGCTAGAGGAGAACCGTATATATTAATTCAAACTACCCATATTAGTGATGAGGAGTTAAGCGGTATAGCAAATATTAATATTTTGTATGGAACTATTGGATTAAGTAGAGAAGATTTGAAAAATGAAGCTTTAGAAAACCAAAGTCATGCAACTGGTCATTGGGATGTACTTTCAGTAATAGATAAAATTAGAGAAGATTTCTTTAAAAATACTAATTTTGAGTTTGGGATATTAAAGAGGTCTATGAAGCATGACGTTTATGGAGAAGTAGAGTTCCCATATTATCTTGGTGAAACTAAATGTTCATTTGAAATAGCAGTAACGCAGCCACAAGATGACTACTTGTAAGGAGGAATGATGGCAGTAAAAAAAGTAACGAAAAAAAAGACAATAAAAGAACCGGAAGAGATAAAGAAAAAAATAAGCACATTCTATATAGGTCCAGGAGTTCAAAGAGGTATTTTAGATAAAGGAGCTATCTTTAGAGGAAATCTTCCTAAAGAAGTAGAAAAATTAAAAGAAAAATATCCCTCTATAATTCCTATGTTTGTTTCTGAAGAAAAATATGTAGAATCTTTAAATGAAATAGATCAACCAGGAACAATAACAAATATCCTTTTTAATAAAGCGTTAGAGGAGGTAATGAACTAATGAGTTCTATAAATCATGGAGTAAAAACAAGCGAGACTTCCACCTCGATGGCTAGTGTAATAGAAAGTGGAAATTGTGCAGTTATTATAGGAACTGCACCAGTAAATTTAGCAAAGAAAGCTCAAATAAATACCCCTGTTCTTTGTTATTCAGAAAGAGAAGCTATAGAAGCTTTTGGATATTCAGATGATTGGGCAAGTTATACCCTTTGTGAAGCTATAGATGTATTTTTTAGGCTATTCAAAGTAGGACCAGTAGTATTTATAAATGTTTTAGATCCTACCACTCACAAGGAAGCTGTAGCGGATAAAGCTATCACATTTACTAAGAAAAAAGGAACAATAGCAGATAAAGGAATTTTATTACCGAGTCTATCTTTAAAGCAAGCTAATGATACTCTAGTTCCTAAAGAAAAATATACTGCAGTATTTAATGAAAATGGTTCTGTAAGTATCATAATTACAGATGAAACATTAGCAGGAACTCTAACTGCAGGAAAAGTAAGTTACGATAAATTAAAACCTAGTTTAGTAGCTGAAGCAGATATTATAGGAGGAATAGATACCGCTACTTTAAAGACTGAAGGAATAGCTTTAATTAATCAAATATTTCCTAAATACAATAAAGTGCCAAACATCGGATTAGCTCCTGGTTGGACAGATAAGAGCAAAGTAATGACTGCCCTAGTATCTGGGATGAAAAGTATTAATGAGGTCTTTACTGGTATAGCATTAGCTGATATAGATGCAACTGGAATAAACCAGTATAACAAAGTTCCTGCATGGAAAAACGATAATAGTTATATCCATGAAAACTTGTATAACTTTTGGCCAATGGGTTTAATTGATAAAACTCTTTATCATATTTCTACTTTAGCGGCTGCTTCTATGTATGTAGTAGATGGTAAAAATGGAAATATTCCATATGAATCGCCATCTAATAAACCTCTAAATATTACAGGGATCTGTCTGAAGAATAAAACAGAAGTAGATCTTCTATTAACTCAGGCGGATTATTTAAATGATAATGGAATCGCAACTTCTATTAACTTCAACAATGGTTGGAGACTATGGGGGAATAGAACTGGATGTTATCCATCTAATAGAGATATTAAAGATAATACGATCTCATGTAAGAGGATGTTTATCTGGGACAACAACAACTTTACACTAACTTATTGGTTAGATGTGGATAAGCCGGCTAACAATAAACTCATGGATAAAATCGTAGATAGTTACAACGACTACTACAATGGTTTAGTAACTACAGGAGCCATCTTAGGCGGTAGGATAGAGTTTAATAAACAAGACAATCCCACTACTAAATTAATGGATGGTAAGTATAACTTTAAAAGATATATGACTCCAGTAGGAGTAGCAGAAAAGATAGAATCAGCTCTAGAGTATGATACAGAATACTTAAAGAAATTATTTGGAGGTGGTAAGTAATGAATGGATTTCCAGTATCCTTACAAGGATTTAGTTTATACATGAATGCATTAAGAGAAGTAGGAACAGTAGATTTAGAACTACCTAATATCCAATTTATGACAGATACAGTTACAGGTTCAGGAATAGCAGGAGAGATAGAAGTTCCTATCGCAGGACTGACTAAATCAATGACTATGAAGATAAAGAAAAGAGCTGTTAATGCTCAATTTACAACACTTCTTGCACCAATCACACATCAGTTAGCCTTTAGAGGTAATCTTCAGATGGTTGATCCAGGAAGCCCAATTGGAAAGATGAGAAATAGAAAGATTAGAATAATGGCTAAGGTAACTCCTAAGAATAAAAACTTAGGGAAAGCAGAAACCGCTAAAGCTATGGATACAGAAGCAGAAATGGAAGTAATCAGTTTAAGAGTATTTATTGACGAGATAGAAACTCTTCATATAGATAAATTAAACAATAAATTTGTAGTAGATGGAATTAATTATCTAGAAGATGATGATTTTCTATAAGAATAAAAAAAGCTCTAGAATAGTCCAAACTAGAGCTTCAAAAAGGTGTTACGGTTGGGGTGTAACACTAAAGTTATTATCACACTATAAAACTCTTATGTCAAGATAAAAAGAGCTTTCGTATTTAAACGAAAGCTCATTACCGGAAGTTGATACCAATAATTACTGGGGAGTAATATTAATACACATATATTAGTATCTTAATTTAAACTAAAAGTCGACTTAAATTTTGGAGGAGGAATAATATGCCTAAAGACGAACAAGTAGCAGGAAAATCAGAGGTGAAAAAAGTTAAAAAAAAGAGTGAAATAGAAATAAAAAATGAAATCATAATAATTACTTTAGGAGCTTCTATCAGTTTTAATGATCAAAAAATAGAGAAATTAGAATTAGATTTTAATTCACTTACTGGAGTAGATATCTGTGATGCTGAAAGTGATGCATTAGGAAGATTTTATACTCCTTTACCAGATACAAATTATTCAACTGCATATCAAGCAGCTATTGCAGCGAAAGCTTCAGGAATGCCATTTGAGGCAATATTAGAGCTAAAATCTAAAGATTTTAAAACGGTAACTGAATGTACCAAGGGTTTCTTACTAGGATAGATCTCAACTCAAAAAAAAAGATTAAGGATTTAAGAGAATCTATCCTAATGGCAGGAAAGTTAACAAAAAGTGGGGCGGATTTTTTCTATAAAATGCGATTAAATGAATTGGTTAATTGGTTGGAGGCGATACCTAGTGAGTATTAGAGATTTTATATTAAAAATTGGAGGAAAGCTAGATCCCTCCTTAACCAAAAGTTTTAATCAGAGTTCAAAAGAAGTTAAAAAACTTAGCGATCATATGAAAAAAGTTAAAGATATAAATTTTGCTAAAGGTTCAGAAGAAGTTAGAAAATTAAGTAGTGAAATGAAGAATCTTAAAACTACTAGTCGTGAGATCTCAAAGTTAGAAGAAAAGAGTAAAAAACTAGAAACTCAATTTACTCAAGGTAGAAAAACTTATTCAGAACAACAGAGATCTTTGTTTGAAATGACTAAAAAAACTAAAGATTTAAAGAATGCTTTAGAAAAAACATCTAATCCTACTAAGAAAATGGTTAATGAATTCCAAAAGGCTAAATTAGCTGAAGATAAATTAAGAGCTAGTACAGAAAAAGAAAGAAAATCTTTAACCGATATGATGCGCAAAATGAAGTCGGTTAAACAGGAATCAAATAAATATGGCCTAAGCCAAGAAGAACTATCTAAACAAATAAGTAAAGTTTCAAAGCAACAGAATAGATTAGCTAGAGATACAGAAATAACTAAAATGTATGAAGAAAGAATAAAATTATCAAAAGAGATGAAAAAAGCCTTACACCAGGAGAATCAAGAACGATTTAAAAAGTTTAGAGACTCTAATAAAGAAAAAGGAAGAAATTCTCTTTATAGAGGAGTCGGTCAAGCAGTTGCTCTTGGTGTAGGAGTCAAATTTGCAATAGATGATGAATCAGCCTTTGCAGATGTAAAGAAAACTACAGGGTTACAAGGAAAAGAAGCTCTTAAATTTAAAAGAGATATTCTAAATGCAACTAAGGAGTTACCTCTATTTAATAATCAAATTTATGAGATTGCAGCTGCTGCAGGTCAAGCTGGTATAAAGATGAATGAACTTACAAAGTTTACAAAGGACACTGCAATGGTATCAGTAGCCTTTGATATGGATACAGATCAAGCAGGCGATATGTTAGCTACCTGGAGACAATCATTCAAGATGACTCAAGGTGAAGTAGTAGATCTAGCAGATAAAATGAACTATTTAGGAGCTAAGATAAAAGCTTCTCCTGCACAAATTGCAGAACTAACTACAAGAATTGGAAGTTTAGGTAAAATAGCTAATTTTTCTGAAGCAGAAACAGCAGCACTAGGGGGAACTTTAGTAGCATTAGGTGTATCTGATACTGGAAGGGCAGCTACAGGGTTACAAAAAGTATTTACTACTTTAAGTGCAGGAGCTTCAGCTAGCGGAGATAAACTTAAAGCTCTACAAAAATTAGGTTTAGATCCAGTAGATCTTAGTATGGAGTTACAAGATAATGCCACTGGAACCATGTTTAAAGTATTTCAACAAATAAAAGAGCTAGATAAATCAGAACAATTAGCAGTGACTAAGCAACTATTTGGTGAAGAAGCGCTGACTACAGTTCCACTTTTAACAGATAATTTAAAATTTTTAGGAGATAACCTAAAATTAGTTAAAGATAAATCAGGGTATTCCGGTAGTTCAATGTCAGAACTAAAAAATAAGATGGATACAACTGCCAGTTCAATGAAAGTAGCTATTAGATCTAGTAGACAACTGGTTATGTCATTTACTAGCTTAATGTTACCTGCTATTAAAAGCACTACAACTGGTATAACTTCTCTAACTGATGGAATTAATTCCTTTACAGAAAATCATCCAGGAATGTCTAAAGCAGTAGCTTATGGTATTACAGGATTAGTAGGATTAAGGTTAGCTTCAGGTGGAGCCAGGTTAGGATTAGAACAAGTATTTAAAATGAAAGATGACTATAAGGCATTTATGTCTGCAGGTAAAAAAATCAAAGAATGGAAACAATGGGGTCCAGTTATTTCAGGTAGTAAATCTAAATTTAATTCATTATTTACTGGAATTAAAACCCATGGTGGAACTGCTTTTAATTTCCTAACTACTAATAGTAAGAGGTCTTTTGAAGCTTTTAAAACAGGTGCTTCCATAGCAGGAAGAAAGGGTGCTGATGCTTTTAAATTATTTACTCAAGTAGGAGGAACAGCATTTAAAAGTTTAGGAAGTGGAATGGCTTCTTTAGGTAGGTCAGGAATGGCACTATTATTCTCACCATGGGGATTAGCTTTTGTAGCATTAGCAGGAGGAGTATATTTAATATACAAGAACTGGGATAAAGTAAAAGAAGGATTAGTTAAAGCTAAAACTAAAACAATCGAACTATGGAATACATTTAAAGAAAGTCCAATAGGGAAAATATTTGAATATTCTCCTTTAGGAATGTGGATAAAAGGTATTAAAAAACTATATGGTTATTGGAAAAAAATTAAAGGAGAAAAGACAAATAAAATACCTCCTTTACAACAAATTAAAAGATCAAATTTAATACAAAATAAAAATCCTAGAAGACAAAATATTTCTTCGAAATCAAACCTATCTGGTAATTGGACAGGTCCTGCCTATGCAAAAGGAGGAGTAGTAAGTAATCCTCATCTAGCATTAGTAGGAGATGGGCGAACTCCTGAATCAATTATTCCTCATGATGGAAGTAAGCAATCTAAAGATTTATGGTATAACGCAGGATCTAAACTAGGAATGTTTGCAGGAAAAGGAATACCGGCTATAGCTTCTGATGTTAAAGAGAAAGTATTAAAGACGAATATTGAAAACAAGATAGAAATTAAAATAGATTACAATCCTACTATTCAAGGGAATATAGATAATATAACTGAGATATTAAAAAATTCAAGTGAAGATCTCGCAAAAATAGTAGAAGAAATAGTAGAAAAAACAATAAGTAAACATGCAAAATTAGAAAGGAGGGTAAGTTTTGATTAGAGAAGTGGATATATACAAAACTATACAAGGAGATACTTGGGATAACATTAGTTACAAAGTATATGGAGAAGAAAAATTTTCTAAATCCTTAATAAGAGCTAATCCTAGATATATGAATATAGCTATCTTCAGTGGTGGGATAGAACTAATCTGTCCTGATATTCCCAATACTAAAAACTTAACCCTTCCACCTTGGAGGCAATCATGATATCCAGGAGAACTTATCTAAATGTAACTTATGAAGGAAAAGATATCACAGGAGACATATCTTCATATATCAAGGGGTTCTCATATACAGATAATTTAGATAAAGGTGATAGTGTAACTCTTAGCCTTATAGGTGATAAATGGATTAAAGAATGGGCTATCTTAAAGGGAGATAAACTAAAAATTGAGATAGGAGTAATTAACTGGAGAAATGAAGGAGATAATAGGATCTTAAAATGTGGAATATTTACCATAGATGATCTATCTTTTTCAGGGACACCAGATATCATGAATATCTCCGGAACTTCTATAGACATAACCAAGGATCTCAAGGGAGTAAAAAAAGACAATACTTGGGAAAATGTATCTTTAAAAGAAATAGCACAAGAAATATCAAAAAACTATTCCATGGATCTATTCTATGACTGTTCTAAAGAGTTTACTTTTGATAAAGTAAATCAATTAAAAGAATCAGATGCTAGTTTATTATCTAGAATATCAAAAGAACAAGGAATGGCTCTAAAGATAACTATGGATAAGGTTATTATCTTTGATGAAAAGGCATATGAGGATAAAGAAACAGTAATTACTTTTAATAAGTCCGATCTAACGAGATATAGCCTTCAATGTGACGATTTAGAGGTCTATGATGCCTGTGAACTAACATTCTATGACCCTATCTTAGGTGAATTCTTAAAAAGTAAATATGAAGCTCCTATGAATTCATTCTATAAAGTAAAAACAGGAAAGATCCTCTATAAAAATGTAGATACTAAAGTTATAGGAACTACTAAGGAAGAGAAAGAAAAGTTTTTAAACGAACGAGCAAAAAAGATGCTTAGAAATTTGAATAAAAATGAAACAAAAATGAAAATATCTCATATGGGAGATCCTGAATATTTAGCAGGACTTACAGCTAGAGTTTTAGGATTTGGAAGGTATGATGGAGTTTATCTGATTACTTCAGTTACTCATGATATTACTAGAGAATATACATGCAGTTTAGATATGAGAAGGAGGTTGGACTTTTAATGGAATTTAGATTTTTAAGGACTGGAAAGGTATCATCTATTGATTATAAGATGACTACAGCAAGGGTAGAATTTGATGATACTCCTGGAGAAATATCTAAACCTTTACAAGTTCTAACAGATCATACAAATACAGAAAGAAGTTATTCAATGCCAAGTGTAAAAGAAAATGTAGTTTGTATTTTTTTACCAGGTTCAGATGAAGGGTTTGGTTTTATCTTAGGTAGTTATTCAAGTAAAAAGAACCTTCCTAAAGATACCGGTAAGATAAAATATATTATCTTTCCAGATGGAACTAAGATTAAATATAACTTTGAAACACACCTATTAGAAATTGATTGTGTAGGAGACATAGATATAAAGGGAGCAAACAATGTAAATATATCTTCTAAAAATATAGTAATGACTACTGATAAATTAACTATCAATGCCAAGGCTACCTCTATTGCAGGAACTTCATTAGATATAAATGCAGTTACAACAGCTAAAAATATAACTGCTGAAGAAGTGGGAGTAACTAAATTAACAACTCCTAAAGGAGATGTAGATATGCATAAACATAAAGATGCAGAAAATAGACCAACTACAGTACCGCAATAGAATAAAAAAAGACAGGAAAAATTCCTGCCTTAAACAAACAATTTTGAGGCATTGAATGCTTAATTATAGTATCTTTAAATGCTCAAAAAGTCAAATTTAGGATTCATATTTCGCGAGTAACGAAATCGAGGTGATGACAATGATAGGAAAATTAGGAGATATTCCATTCGAAGTCTCCTTTGATGGAAAGAATAAAAAAATATTAAATTTTACCAACTTAAAACGAAGTGGTGGGGCTAACTATGAAAAACATACTCGTAAAGGACAGAAACCTGCTCTTGAATTTATTGATTTAAAAGCTGATATTCTTACTTTCAAAATGAGTCTTAGGAGTGATTTTGGAGTAGATCCTCAAGAACTTCTTAAAAAATTGAATAGGTATAAGAATGTTGGTGAAATACTAGATTTTAACTTAGGAAACATCCCTATAGGAAGTGGCCAATATGTTATCACTTCTTATGATGCAGGATATGAGTATATAACCAATAGTGGAAAGGTAAGAAAAATAGATGTTTCCCTAACTTTAGAAGAATACATAGAAATAATATACAAAAATACAGATATAGTAATTAAACCTAAAAAAGAAACTAGGAAAAAAATAGTTAATAAAGATTTTAATCAAGGAGCTATATCTAGATAGAGGTGAAAAGAATGATCTATACATTAGAGCCACAAAATAAAATTGATTTAAAAGCTACAGGAATAGATAGAATTCTTCAAAATGGAAGGAATATACTTTCTGTAGTTATTGGGGAAGTGATCTTAGCCAGGGGAATTGGTATAGATGGAGATATAGTAGATTCACCTCTAAATAAAAGTGCTTCCTTAATGAATATAAAATCTCAATTTAAAAAATATGAACCTAGATTAAAAATACATAAGGTTACATACATAATAGATCATCAAAGAGGTTCTTTAAAACCTATCATGGAGGTGAGTATAATTGAGTGATTTAAATATACATAATGAAAATTCTGAAGAGATCCTTGGGCGAATGGTAAATAGATATAAAGAGTTAAGTGGTGTTTCTTTAGGATTAGCAGACGAAAGAAGGTGGCTCCTTCAGACAGTAGCTTACGCTCTTTTTGTTAGAAATGAAACTACTAATGAAGGTTTAAAGATGAATCTTTTGAGGTACACAAAGGGAGATTATGCTGCTGAGATAGGTGCCTTCACAGATACCGAAAGATTAGAAGCTAAAAAAGCTAGTGTACTTTTAAAATTTGAGATTGAAGAAGCAAAAGAAGATCTTTTAGGAATTAATCCAATTAGAGTTACACCAGGTAATAATATCTTTTTTTTAACACCATATTTTGAATTTAAACCTGGAGAAACTGTTAAAGAAGTTATTGCTATTTGTACTAAAGAAGGAATAATTGGGAATGGGTATCTTCCAGGAGAAATAAATAAGATAGTAGATCCTTTTCCATTTTTTAAAGCTGTCATAAACAAGGAAATATCTCAAGGAGGAGCTGAGATAGAATCAATTGAAAGTTTAAAAGAAAGAATTCGAACTGCTCCAAGTAAGTTTTCAACTGCAGGACCAGGAGATGGATATATTTATTGGGCGAAAACTGCTAATCAAGAAATCATAGATGTAAATGTAGAAATGACAACACCAGGAACAGTCCGAATTACTCCTCTAATGACAGGTGGAGAACTTCCTACAGATAGTGTGATCAAAGATGTATTTGATACTTGTAATGCAGATAAGAGAAGACCATTAACTGATAATTTAATAGTGAATAAACCCGTGCAAATTAATTATGATATAGATTTTACCTACTATATTTCAAGTAGAAATGTAGGGTTAGTAAATGAGATTCAAGATAAAGTAAATAAGGCTGTAAGCGAGTATATTACTTGGCAAAAAGGAACTTTAAAAAGAGATATTACTCCTACAGAATTAATATATTTAGTAAGAAGTGCAGGAGCCAAAAGAGTTGCTATAGTTTCACCAAGTTTTAAACTAGTTAATTCATTTGAAGTAGCAAAAGAAAAGAGTTTAAATATTAGATATGGAGGAGTTGAAGATGATTAAAATAGATGATATTTCCATTTTAAGACTTCTTCCTAATTTTCTTCAGGAAGATAAAGAAATAAAGTACCTAATTCAAGTTATCCAGGAAGAGTTTGATTTAATTAATTCTAAAGAAAAGAATCTTTTTCTTTATGGTGATTTTAAAGTTTTAAATGAACCCATCTTAGATGAATTAGCCTATCAATGGAGAGTTGAAGGGTATGAACAGACCCTTTCTAAAGATATTAAAGCTAGTTTAGTAGAAACTGCATATATCGTAAGAAAAACCAAGGGGACCAGGTATGCAGTAGAAAAAACAATGAAAGATATACATGGTGATTTTGAACTGTTAGAATGGCCAGAATATGAAGGATCTCCATACCATTTTAAGATCATTGGAAGTGTTCCACCAACAAGCGAAAAACTAAAAGAACTATATAAATCAATCAATATGACTAAAAATGAGAGAAGTTCCCTAGATGGAATTATAGTCAGTAGCCAATGGGAAGGAGCAAATTATTCCGGCACTCTCTTTCATTCATCACTTTATGAAGTTATTCCATTAGATCCTAATGTAGCTTCAGATTTTGAAAAATATTTAGGAGGAAGAAATGGCTAAATATACAGGAACAATCCTTACCAATAAAGGAAAGGAATTATTAGCTAGAGCTATATTAGGAGAAGTAATAGTTTTTACCAAGGTAGAGATCGGTAAAGGAATAGTTTCTCCAGGAACAAATAAAGAAAATTTAACTACCTTAGTAGATAGTTTTAAAATTTTAAGTATCACTAGTACCTCTAAACTACCTAATGGAGGGTATAGGATAAGGATATCTTTTAACAATAAGGGGTTTATAGATGATACATACTTAAGAGAAGTAGGAGTTTTTGCTAGGGGAGAAGATGGAACAGAGGTCCTCTATTCTTATTGTAATACAGATACGCCTAACTTAATTCCAAATGAACCCAGTGGAATAATTGAATCTGTAGAAGATATCATCACCTACATTTCAAGTGCAGCAACTATCAATGCAGTTATAGATCAAAGTAATGTTTATGCTACCATAAAAGACCTTGTAGAAGGTTTGGCAACTAAGGAAAATATATTTAATAAGAACGGAGCTTTCAATAAACCATTTGGAACTATTTTAGGAACAGTAATGGAAGGAAATAAAAGAGCTATTGATCTAGGTGGAGAAGCTGCATTTGCTAAAAAAACTGCTTTTAATAGAAGTTTCTCTCATGTAATCAGTTCAACTAGTAAAGTATTAGTAGCTTCAGCATATGCGGTAAAGATTGCTTATGATAAAGGCGCAGCAGCATTAAGTAAAGCTACAACAGCTCAAAATACAGCTAATTCAGCTCAGACAAAAGCAAATGAAGCTTATTCTCTTGCTAGTGAAAAAGAACCTAAATTTAATAAAGGTAGCGCTTTTAATAAAAACTATGGAACAGGTAGCAATGATATTCCTAGAGGAAATCATAATCATAGTCTTGATAATTTAGTAGGTTGTCCTCATGGTGTAGGAGACTATTGGATAACAGAATCTACATCTAATCCTGCAACTAAGTGGACAGGGACTACATGGACCAAATTAGAAGGTCGAGTGTTATTAGGAACTTCTAATGGTTATGCATTAGGAACACAAGGTGGAAGATCAACTGTAGCACTAACATTAGCTAATATAGCTGCTCATACCCATGGATTTAGTGGAACTACTAACACTACTGGTAATCACTATCATCAAGGTGGGAATCATAGACATAAAGTTGATAATCACGCACATACACAACCAGGACATACACACAGTATAACAGGTGGATATGGATATGGAAGTAGTAGAGCTCAAACTAAAACTATGTCAGATAATTCTACACGTACTTCTTATACAAATTCAGCAGGTGGAGAAAATACAGGTGGAGCTAGTCCATATACAAATTATCAAAATCCTAACACTTCTACAACTGGAAATCATAATCATACAATTTCAGGAACTACAAGAAGTAGTGGTAGTGGATCAGCATTTAATATCATGAACCCATATAGAGTGGTTAATATTTGGAGGAGGACAGCATAATGAAAAAAATCTCATTAATTTCAATAGATCCTATTTTATACCAAGCATTTTCAGAATCTTTTAAAGATGTAAAAGAAATAAAAATAATTTTAGGAGATATATTCTCACAAAACTTTGATACTATTATTAGTCCTGCAAATTCATTTGGATTTATGGATGGAGGATTAGACTTATTAATATCTGAAAATCTAGGATGGGATATTATGGAAGAATTACAATCAATTATAAAAAAGAGACCTATGGGAGAGTTACTAGTTGGAGAAGCTGTTATTATAAAAACTAATAATACAGTTATAAAATCAGTAGTTTGTGCACCAACAATGAGAACTCCTCAATCTCTTTCTTCAGAAAATTTGAATCCATATTTAGCAATGAAAGCAATATTAAATACCATAAAAAATAAAAAAAACATTAAAAATATAGGAATACCTGGATTAGGAACAGGTGTAGGTGGAATGAACCCATTTGTAGTAGCAAGGCAAATGAGAAAAGCTTATGATGATTTTATAAATAGACCTTTTCCTAATACTTGGTTTGATTCTAAAGTTGATGAATGGAGGATAAAATAATGAAAAAATATATTTATTTAGATAGAGAAAAAGCTAAAGAAGGAGTCTCTTTAGTATTTGAAATATCAGAAACAAAGATAGAAACCTATAAAGAATATTTTGAAGGAAATGCAGTAGAATTTCATGGAGAAGATCTCCCTCATTTTATCACTTACCTAAAAGAAAGTGATTCCATAAGAAGTGCAACTGAAGAAGAAAAACTAGAAAGAGGAGATAGAGTTTTAAATGATGGAGAAGTTCTTATCAATGGAAAGATAGTTTCTTATGATAGTTACTCTCAAAAAATAGTAGATGAACAAATAGTAGACAAGACTAGGCAAGACTATATTAATGAAGGAACAATAACTTTAGATAGTGAGAAAGAAAAAGCTCGAACACAAAGGGAAAAAGAATACACTGCTTATCAAAAACTAGCTAATAATATTTTTATGGGAATAGAAGAGAAATTAACTGAAGATGAAAGTGCTGATATTAAAGTATGGCATAAAGCTTGGAAAGATGTTCCTAATAATTATACGAACATAAACATATCGATAGAAAAAATATATCCTAAAAGATCTGATCGAATTAACTACTATTATAACTAGGAGGCAGAATGATACCATTATTTAATTTAATTCTAGATGATCCATTAAAAGGATTAATTGTCATCATTATTTTATTTAGTTTATACCTTTGGAGAGAGCAAGGGAAAATCAAAACAGAGATTAAAAGCATGGAAAGGTTTTTAGATGATAAGAAGGTGGATAAAAGTGACTTTAAAACATATATTAAAAATCATCAAGAAGACCATAAAAGCCTTTTGGAACATATAAAAATAGCTATTGATCTATTAAAAGATAGGAGGTAAAACATGAAAATATCTAAAAAAGGAATAGAACTTTTAAAGCATTTCGAGAGTTACGAAATGAGAGCTTATACTTGCCCTGCTGGAGTGTGGACTATTGGGTGGGGCTTCACTCAAATTAATGGTATGAAGGTCAAAAAAGGCGATATTATGCCCCTAGAAGTGGCAGACATAGAACTAAAAAGACAATTGCGAACCTATGAAAATGTAGTCAAAAAAGTTATAATGATAAAAAAAATCAATCAGAATCAATATGATGCCCTGGTCTCTCTTTGTTACAACATTGGAGGGTCTAGTTTTAGGAAATCTGACATAGTTAATTTAGTAAACAGTAGGAATTTTATAGGAGCTTGTAGGATCTTCAATTTATGGTCAAAAGTAGCTAAGAAGAGATCCAAAGGATTACTTAGAAGGAGAATATCAGAAAGGAATTTATTTTGTAGTTGGCCGGATCCAATAGTAAAGATCGTTCCTGAAAATTATCGCGAAACATTTAGAGAATTATAGGGAGAGTGAAAAATGAAAGAATTATTTACAAATCCATTAGTATTACAGATAGTATTTGGAATTATATTATTAGTTCTACCATCACCATTGATTAAAAAAACAGGGGATAAGGTAGGAGATGCAATTGAAGGTGTAGGAGGAGAAAAGGCTAGAGATGTAACGTATAAAGTGTTAATAGATTTTGCTGAAGGGCTGAAAAGCTCTAAATATAATGGAGATGTCAATTTAACTTCCAATGATCAGATAGATAATGAAGTGAATAAATATAAGGTGTCGTTGGGTTTGGAGGGTTCCGAATTAAAGGAAAAGGATTAGAATTTAAGATAGATCCATGGAATTATAAAACTAAATTATTTCAGTTTAAAATTTTTAGGAGAGCTAATTCAATAAAGGCGTTATTTTTAGGAGAGGATTAAACCTCTTCTTTTTTTATATAAAAAAGGAAATAATAAATAATAGTATATAAAATTTTAATGATTAAACTTAAAAATTTATTAATTATTTTTAATATTCGTATAAATGTAGTACACTCTTACTAAAAATATTGTAAATTTTCAAAGAGGTGATACTGATGGAAAAAAAAGAAGTTATTTGTTTAAAATGTAAAAGAATATTTATTACTCAAATTGATTTAAAAGGAATCCCATATAGTAGAATATGCAGTAAATGTAAGAAGAGTACTCAGCGATTTGGGAGAGGCGTAAGTGGGACTGTTTAAATAAAATAGGAGGAAAATATGATAAAAATAATCTTAGTTGTAATATTAATTGTAATCATTTTTTTGATTATAAAAATTGAAGAAAAAGAATCAATAAATTTTGTTTTTATAAATGAAAAAACTAAAAAATATCATCAAGAAGAATGCCCTTATGCTAAAAAGTTAGAACCAATAAATTTACAAAAAGCTATTAAAAAAGGATATACCCCTTGCAAAATATGTAATAAAAGATAAAATCTAAATTTTGATTAAGCATGGAGGTGGATATCTAATGGTAAAAAAAGCTTATACTGAAATTTATCAAACTATGGAAGAGTTAAAGAAAAAAGGGCTAAAAATTACGCTTAAAAAAACTTTCAAGGAGTTTTATTTACTAATATTAGAAACGTAGACTTACTCTTAAAAAATAGATTAAAAGGGGTATTGAAAAATATCCCTTTTTTATTTTGGGAAATGGTATAATGAAATTAATAAAAAAATATTGATTTAGGAGGAGAAAAATGGATGCTCGTTGCCTAGGTGAGTTAATAAGTACAAATATAACTACAAACTGCGAATTAATGGATAAAAGAGTAAAGCATTATCTAAAAAAATATTGCAAATTGTTTGGAATAAAATATAAAGAAGAAACACTGAAAGATTATTTCAAATTAGAAAATTCAGAAGGGGAACATTTAATAAAATGCAAAGAGTCTGGTTTAAAAATAATCAAATATAACTACATAAAAGGGACAATAGAAATTCCAAAATGCTTATCAGATTGAATTAATAAAAAAAATATAATAACGGTTATGTTACGTTTTAATTCTTTTGTAACTTTCAAAATAGATATCAATAAAATAAGGCTTAGAAAGACAGTATAAATTTACTGTCTTTTTATTTAGTATTATTTCTTATTCTGTCTTCGATTATCTTTAAATTTTGTCCGTAATTATTTAAAAAATCGAACACACTATTATTAGTTTGCTTTTTCTGAACTAATAGAATATAATTATGTAATATGGAGGTGTAACTTATGATAATAATGAATCTTGAGTTAGATAATATTTTAGGTTTTGAAGATTTTAGAATTAACTTTTCTTATCCTAAAAAAATTGTAAATACAAGTATTCCTTTTGAATATCTTGAAGACAAACCAAATTTTAGATTTAAAAGAGTTAACGTAATAATGGGAGCTAATGCTTCAGGAAAAACTTCTTTAGGAAGAGTTATGAAAGGGATTTTTAATTTTATAGATACCAAGGTAATAAATTCTGTTACTTCCTTAATTGCTAATAATCAAAAAGAAGCTTCCTTTAAAATAGATCTAGTTTCTAAAGGGGAATATTTATGGAGTATAGAGTGTCTTTTTTTTGATAGAGCATTAACAACTTTAATTATAAAAAAATGTAAAATAAATAAAACTGACAATTATGAAAAATGTAAAGAAAAATTAGAAATTATTTATGAAGAATTCAACATAAATAATAATCTAAATTTTTTAGAAGGATTGGAAAAAATAGATATTAAAGATCTTCATTGGGGCTTTTCTTTCCCTGATACTTCAGTCCGTGGACATTTGATTTCAAATAAATTATTAGATATTGTATTAAGAACTTTAGATCCATCTATTGAGAGTATAAGAGAAAGTAGTGAAGCAAAAAATACATTTTTAATATCTTTTAAAAATTCAGATGAAAAAATTATTATTCAAGATGGAGAAATTGTTAATAAAAATAGATTATCTAGTGGAACTGTAGAAGGAATTTCAATAGCTAGATCATTATCCGCAATAAATGCTTTAAGAGAAGGAATTCATTATATAGATGAAAATTTTTCTTATATTCAAAGTGATGTAGAAATAGCTATTTTTAATTTAATGATAGAAATGTTAGGAAAAGAGAGTCAATTATTCTTTACAACTCACAATATGGAATTATTAGATATGAATTTACCTATTCATTCATTTCTTTTTTTAAAAAAATCAGACAAAATTACAGCAGTAAAACCAGAATCTATAATAAAACGTAATAATCGATCTTTAAAAAATGCTGTAGAAAATGATGTGTTTGGAACAATTCCTAATACTTTTTTACTGGAAGAATATGCTAGTGAGTTGATGAGTGATGAATAACTATATGTATATTTTAGAAGGAGAAACAGAGCAAAAAGTCATAAACGTCTTAAAAGAAGCTGGATTAATAATTAGTGGTAAGGTTAAAGTCCTTAATGTTTTGACTAAAAATGTGGCGTCAATAGCTAGATCTATCAAACCAAGTACTAATTTATATGCAAAATTAGACGAAAAAGGGTTTGACATAGAAAAACTATGGATAAAAGAAGGATTTTCAGGTATTTCTCAAGATTCAGAAAAAATAAAAATAAAATGAATTAAGGGGAAGCTTTTAGAGGTAAGATGAAATTGGGCAGACACTGTCTGCCCAATTCAAATTAGACATACTATATTTTGCGTGTAAATATAGAGTGGTGCGTTCTTCAAAAGAAGAACTTAAAAAGTTGAGTATAACCCCTTAAAAAACAAAAGGTTTCTCTATAATTATACCGTTGTATGAACAGGCAGAAATTAGCACCACTATTACAAGCTATAGGTAGAAACAGATATAAGCGAAAGTAACTAAAAAAGATCCTAAGGAATTTAGGATCTTTTTTAGTTACTTTGGAGAACATAGGCACTAACGTGGGCTCCAAGGTGTTTACTTTTTCTAGTCGATTTATTCATAATTTTCCTCCAACTTCTATTTTTGTAATTATTATAACATAATAATCGTTCAAAAGAAAGAAAGTGATTTTCTTTTGAAAACGTAATAAATAAGGACTAAAATAAATTTAAATTTCTACTAGATTAAAATAAGAGCCTGTAAAACAGGCTCTTACATCATATTAGACTTTATATATTTTTAGCTGTTGTTCCATAATATGCAGCCAGATAGATCTCTTTGATATCTTCTGGTGATGTATTTCTTGGGTTTGTTAAAGTACAAGGATCGTTAAATGCATTTGTACTCATTCTATCTATAACTTCTTTAAGTTTTTCCTCTGAAATCTCTACTTCTTCTACTTCTTTTAGAGAAAGAGGTATTCCTACTTTTTTATTTAACTCTTTAATAGCAACAACTAAGTCTTCTATCCCTAATGTTTTTTCTATCTCAGTAAAACTATTAGTAGATTTTTTATTATATTCTACAATATATGGTAATAATATTGCATTAGCAAGTCCGTGAGTGATTCCAAATTCTCCACCGATCTTATGTGCTAAACTATGAACTATACCTAAAGAAGCATTTGTAAAGGCCATTCCAGAAAGAGATGATGCATTATGCATAGCTTCTCTAGCTTTAATATCGTCTCCATTGTTATAAGCAGTCTCAAGACTTTCAAAAACCATTTTAATTGATTCCATAGATAATGGCTTTGTATAACAATTAGCAGCAATAGAAACATATGATTCCACTGCATGAGTCATTACGTCCATACCTGTATTTGCAGTAATATGTGCCGGCATCTTAGATGGAATAATTGGATCTAAGATAGCCACATCAGGAGTCATCTCATAAGATACCAATGGGTATTTAATTTTATTTACAGTATCTGTTATTACAGAAAATGCAGTGATCTCTGAAGCCGTTCCACTTGTAGAAGGTACTGCTATAAATTTGGCTTTTTTTCTCAATGTTGGGAATTTTCCAGCAACAAGGTCTTCAAATTTAGTTTCTGGCTTTTCATAATATATCCACATGATTTTTGCAGCATCTAATGCAGATCCTCCACCAATTGCAACAATCCAATCAGGGTTAAATTCTGCCATTTTCTTTCCACCATCAATAACAGTATCTATTGAAGGATTTGGTTCTACACCATCTATTATCATTACTTCCATACCTGTTTTTTCAAGTTGTTTTTTAGCTTCATCTAAGAAACCAAATTTTTTCATAGAATTTCCACCAGTTACTAAAACTGCCTTTTTTCCCTCTATAGTTGATAAGTATTCTAACGTACCTTCTCCAAATATAATATCTTTTGGTACTCTAAACCATTTTAAATCCAAACTAATCATCTCCTCTTATATAATATTTATATTCGTATAAAAATATTAAACTTTACAAAAAAAAAGCTATAAAATTAATTATAGCTGGCTATCTTCCTAAAAGACCCTGTAGTTTTGCGTCCCATAATTTCTTATGGTTTGCCGTTTTTTATTTTAAGTGTTTTTGTTTCAACTTTTTTAATGTGTTAAGTTTCAATATATTATTACGTGTGTATTCTAACATAATATCAATTCTATAAAAACTTAATTTTCTCATAAAAAAAAACTATTTTTCTAATGTTTTTCTAATGTTGTTTAATAAAATTTTGATTTTACACTTATTTTAGTAGTTTTGTAAATGTATGATGTTATGTAGTTTGAAAAAGGAGGGAAATTTGATAAGTGGATCAATCCCTATAGAAACAAGGCTTCCAAACATAGAATAAAGAAAGAACATAACAGAAGACTGGTGGATTCGTATAAAAGGTTGGACGTAATGCCATTAGGAGCAGGAGCCTTGGCAGGGACGACTTATAATATTGACAGGCATTTTGTGGCGTCTGAACTTGGATTTTCTAGTGTTACTAAAAATAGTTTAGACAGTGTCAGTGACAGAGATTTTATAATCGAATTAAATTTTATAATTTCTATGATATCTATGCATATGTCTAGACTGGCTGAAGAGGTAATAATATGGTCTACAAGTGAATTTGCATTTGTAAGTTTAGATGACTCATATTCTACAGGATCTTCAATCATGCCACAGAAAAAAAATCCTGATATAGCAGAGCTTCTCCGTGGAAAAACAGGTAGAATATATGGAAACTTAATGGGTATTTTAACTGTCATGAAAGGATTACCTTTAGCTTACAATAAAGATACCCAAGAGGACAAGGAAGGAATATTTGATTCTATTGATACTATTAAGATTTCCCTTATAATATTTAAAGAGATGTTAGTTACTATGAAAATTAACAAAGATAATATGTATAAAAATATTGAAAATGGATTTATAAATGCTACAGATGTAGCAGATTATTTAGCTAAGGAAAAACTTCCTTTTAGGGATGCTCATAGGATTGTAGGTGAAATTGTCGTTTATTGTGAAATGAATAAAAAATCGATTTCTGAGCTTACATTGGATGAATTCAAAAGATTTAACCCTCTTTTTGAGGAAAATATTAAAGAAGCTATAAGTATTAAAAATTGTGTTAATAATCGTAGAAGTTTTGGAGGAACTAGTTTTGAATCTTTAAAAACACAAATAGTAGAAGCAAGGGTGTTTTTAGAAAGGAAATAATAGTGTGGTTTCTTGGGATAAAATTTTTAAATGGGTTAAAAATTTTAATTGTAAAAAAAACCTCTCATTACTAAAGTAATGAGAGGTCTGAGGAAAATTAGTAAATTTATAAGTCCGTAATAAATTTACTGTCATGAGTCCTATACATGGATCTCTGGGAAGAATAATGCATATATATTATAAGGACTCACTGCAAATAAAGTTTAACTTAAATTAAGATTAAAGTCAAACTAAATTTAAAAAAAGATATTTAAATAATCTAGTATAGAAATAAAAGTAATAAAATCGGCTCTTTAAACAGAATAGAAATAAAAAAGCCAACTAATAATTTTAGTTGGCTTTAAAATACTATATTAATAAAATGTCTATATTTAAACATTTTATTCGATTCTGATTGAGTCTATCTAGCTAAAACTAAAGATACACTTATCATAGTTGAAAATACTGTGGAAACTTTCAACATATAAACTATTTTTTTCATTTTTTTCTCCTCTTTATTACCGCGGTTATAGATCTCGTCATCT